TCGAAGTAAGATCCTTCACGCTCAGAGAAACGATCTTGTCCGTTAAGCTGTAGCTTAGCAGTGACAACAGGGTTCTCACCCCAACAATGCATATCAAGTGCAGTCTCGGCAAGAACGAATGTTCCAGCATCAGAGACAGCAGATCCAGTGTTACTACCAGTAAATGGAACATCTGCAGAAGCAGAATCCTTTCCATACCAAGCACCTGAACCTTCGCCATCGGTATTTACAGCACCTACAGCACCGGCCATCTCGAAAAGACCAGATGCAGTGATAAAACTATTTGGACCAACAGTCTCAAGTGGTCCACCGAAAGCATGGATAGCGTTAGGAAGGGCATCGATAGCATCTGTGTAGTTAAATGGCTGAGCTCCAAGAGTCTTGAAAAGAACTTGGTCAGCAGATAAGGAAGCACAATAGTCGACGTTGGCATCAGGTTGAACAACCCAGATCAATTCCTTACATGGGTGGTTAAAGTTCAACTTGATCTTGTTACTGGAAGATCCAACAGACTCGTCACCAGTGAATTGAAGTTGTTCAATCAAATACTCGTGAGGATTCTGGGCCATCTTTCTTCTCTCATCAGTATCCAAGAAGATATAGTCGATGTAAAGAGAAGCAGCAACCAAAGATTGTTGGTAAGCAGCTGAAACGGATTGAGTTCCAGAAGGAGCAGTTAGGGTCTTGACGGCCCATAGACACTCACCAATTGGTCTGATGTCAAGGTTGATCTTGACCTCGTGGTATTGAAGAGCGATCAAAGGAAGAGCAAGTCCAGGGTTCTTGCAAAACCAGAATAGGAAAGGAATATATAGAGTAGTTTCTGGAAGAGCGTTTCTTGGGGCGCAAACCTGGGAAGGTCCTCCGGAAGAAGCGCAAGGTCCAGCAATATCAGCGAATAGAGGATCAGTGATATAAGTTAGTTGAGTGGTGTGTCCAATTAGTTTGAAGTATCCACGTCTCTGTTCCTCACTCATAGTAAGTTGGTTCCAGATATGCATCCAGTCACCATATTGACGATCGATTCTCTGTCCTCCGATCTCGACCTCAACCTGAGAGATCAATTGCTCACCGATATAGTCCAACCAACGAGCATAGACACCGTTACCAGTGGTAGCTCCACCGACAGTTGCCATTTCCTGGTTAATTTCAGGAAGAGTGACTTGTAGGTAAGTTCTGTAAGCTAAATCACCGTTTCTGGATAGAATGGCACTGACACGTCTTCCGAAATCAGCTTGTCCTTGGAAAGTTTGTTCAATACTCTCCATGGCAAAGTTGGTATGTCTTCTGTAAGAAACTTTCCAGTAAGTAATCTCAGGGGTTCCAGTAAGGAAAAGATCTTGGGCGCCATAGGCGACGATTTGCATAAGAGCTCCAGCCATTGTGTATGATTATATTATTCCTAAACATTTTTATTTTCATTTTTCACGGAAATATTGATATTTTTTATGTTTTATCTTCATTTTACACATTTTTACTTTCGAATACATGTTTTTTATATCATATATATGATATTCTTTTGATATGAATATAATAAGCTATGATGTAAAAATAATAATAATATTAAATATTTATCTTTACACAATATTAAATATAGGTATTGTATAAAATGTATATGATTTTATACAATGAATTTTATAAAAATAAAAAATACCAAAGAAGAAATGCCACCTACTGTTAAAACGAATGTTAAAAATATAGATGAAAAACATACAGATATAATGAATACATTTTTTGTTTTAGAACATAATACCATTCCTAATTTATTAAATGAAAAAAATGGCTTAAAAAAAAGAATGAAATATTTGGAAAGTAATGCAAAAAAACATACAGATGAATATTTTGAAATTCAGGATAAAATAGAAGAAATACGGGAAGAAATACGGGGTTTAAAACGACAGAAAAAAAAATATTTATTAGAAAATTCGAAATTTATTTTCAATTATTATGAAGAGAAACAGAAAATATCGAATGGAAAAAATATGAAGAATATTGATAGTATAAACCAGTTTTTCAAAATAAAAGCGAAAACGGATGAAAGTGCCGATGTAAATAGTGATAAATATAAATCATCGAAAAAAATATATCAAGAATATTGGAAAAACGTAGAAGGTGAAATCATGCATTTACAAGAATATGTTTTACAAACAGATACTTGTCTTATATGTAATCAAGGAGAGCTTATCCCTCAAGAAGAAGAAGGTGTATTAATTTGTAATAATGTAGAATGTGGGAAATTCATTCTACATATTGTGGATAATCAGAAACCCGTAAATAAAGAAATGCCAAATGAAGTTTCCTATACTGCCTATATTCGTCTAAATCATTTCAAGGAAATTCTCTCACAATTTCAAGCAAAAGAAACGACGAAAATACCAGATGAAGTCATTGATGCAGTTCGAAAACGTATTCAAAAAGAACGTCGTAATATATCGGAAATTAATTATAAGGAAATGCGGAATATTTTGAGTATCTTGGGATATAATAAATATTTCGAACATATTCAATATATTAATTCGATGTTAGGTATTCAACCCCCTGTAATGGATGACGAATTGATTGAAACCTTATGTATTTTATTTATTGAAATTCAACAACCATGGGCACTTTTCTGTCCTATAACACGAACCAATTTTTTCAATTATACATATATTTTATGTCAATTATGTATTTTACTAGATCAACGACAATATTTACCGTATATTCCTATGATGAAAGATCGAATTAAACAATTAGAACAAGATATGATTTGGAAAAAAGTATGTGATTATTTGGATTGGGAATATTTTCCTACAGTTTAATATTATACATATGATACCATTTGAGTATTGTTTCATAATCAAACGGAAAACGCACATTTTCTAAATAATTACATTCGAAAAATTCCAGGGGAATCCCATGTAAATACAAGACTGCGCTCAATATACTCTGATCATGTCGATGTTCGTTAAATACAACATCATTTTTCAATAAACTCGGACTATCTGTAAGTAAATGATAATCGCAACAATAATCTAACCATTCCTTTACTATTTTAATTGTGTTTTCGTTTTTCTTAAACAGAATTGCACCTGCCCATCCAATTTCTAAATCATCCTTAAAAACCGCATCATATATTCCCATTTCTTGAATGACATCCATTTTACACCACTCTTTCATTTTATACAATGGTTCATTCGGTTTATTTTTCCATGCTAATATATCTCGATCTCTCATTTTGTCTAAATATAATCCTTCAAATGGTTTCAAAAAAAAATAGAGAGAATCCATATAAAATAAAAGATCATCCTCCTCCAACTTTTTGTCTTTTAACGTTTTCCAGATAATATAGGGTTTCCATAACCAATATCCACCCCCTCTGTTTTCTTCTAAGATTCCCCGATTTTTCTCTCTGAATTCGAGAGAAATATCTTTTTTATCAAACACAATAATTTCAAAATCACTATATTTACGCACACTTTCTAATAATATCTCTAAATCTGAGGTATGTGTATTGTCATTGTATACTAAAAAATATTTCTTCATATAATGATAATAATTCAATCAAATATTTTTTATTTATGTTGGTTCGTTGTAAAACATTTCTATTTTCTCTAAAGTTTCTAAATCTTTTGGATTTTTATAATATAAATCTACTAATTCTAAAGGGATAGGTTTTTCCGTTTGGGTATTCATCTGACTATGACTTCCAATTTGCAAATGTTCTAACCCATTTGTTACGACGACATTCTTATGAAAAACATTGACAAATACAGAAAATAAACGTTCATGATACCAAGAAACCATTTTACGATCTAAATACCAAAAATCTATACATTTTGGATAATACCAATCTACAAATTCATCTATTATCTCTCTTTTCAAACAATGATTCGTAGTATTATACCATAAATTGAGAATATCATATTTTTGATCTTTATCACTTAAAAATTTGTAAAAAAATCTAGGCTGAATATCCCAGAAAAAATAACGTCCAATCTTTGAAAATGAAATCACATCGGCATTTTCGGTATTACATTTTTCTCTCAGATGTTGTTCGAAATTTTCTTCTAAAACTACATCGTATTCGAAAATGGCTAAATAATCATATTCTTGGAATAAACTATTTTTCGAAATAGCATACCATGCTGTAAATGTCAGAAATTTAGGTTTATCTTCCAAATTTATTGCTAAATCTCTCATAATAATGATTTTTGGATCCTCTTGATATTCTTCTGATAATATGGAACTACCAACAAAACATATGGTAGAATCTGGATATTTGGTTCGGATATTTTCGATAGTTTCGTTATTATGACAAACAAAAAGGATTAGAAGGGATGTCATTGATTATGTATATATCTTTACAAAATACATTCAATTTTGTTTTGTTTATGATCATAAATCCAAATTTCATATTTAAAACCGTTTTCTTTGGAAGCTTTTTGTTTTGCAAAAATTTTTTCTGGATTCATCATTGAGGTCCAAGTAGATTTCACTTCAATGCATTTATTTTGAGAGACTACGTAAATATCTACAAAGTGTCGATGTTTCTTTCCTTCTTCATCAAAATACCATATTTCAGGGACCTTACCTCTTTCTGTAACAATATCTTCTTCTAAAATTCCATGTTCTCTCTGTAATTCATCTAAAGCAAAAGGTTCATATCCTTGCACTTGGATTTTCTTTCCTGATGGGAATTCATATTCTTTGGTTCGCATCATATTATTCTGGCTTTTCTCGGAAATATCTTTATCTTGCATTGGATTTTCCACTCCATATTTTTCTAAACAGGTTTGAACAGTTCTATCTCGAACAATTTTGGACTGCATATTATATTCTACCCCATAATTTTCAAATGTAGTTTGTTTAATTTTATCATGTATTTCTTTATTTTGAGAAGGGTATTCGACTCCATAACGAACTAAATTGGTTTGTTTACCTTTCTCTCGAACTTCAGGCAATTTTTGATTATGATCAACTCCATATTTTTCTAAATAGGTTTGTCTTATTTTTTCTTGTATTTCTTTACAACCAAAGGGATTTTCATGTCCGTATCTTTCTAAATTTGTTTGTTTACCTTTCTCTCGAATTTCTGCATTTTGTTGAGAAAATTCCACACCATATTTCTCTAAATTGGTTTCTTTTATTTTTTCTTGAATTTCTTTAGAACCAAAAGGATTTTCATGTCCATATCTTTCTAAATTTGTTTGTTTACCTTTCTCTCGGATTTCTGCATTTTGTTGAGAATATTCTACACCATACTTTTCTAAATTGGTTTCTTTTATTTTTTCTTGGATTTCTTTAGAACCAAAAGGATTTTCGTAACCATACCTTTGTAAATTAGTCTGTTTTGTTTTTTCCTGAACTTCTTTATTTTGATATGCATTTTCAACCCCGTATTTTTCCAAATTGGACTTTTTTATTTTTTCTTTTACTTCTTTGTTTTGAAAAGGATTTTCCACTCCGAATTTTTCTAAATTAGTCTTTATGACTTTCTTCTTTCTCTCCGTTTGAGAACAATCTTTACAATATGGATTATACATTACCATACTGTAAAATGTTTTGGAAACGTGATTTTCACATGTATCAAAACAACACTTTGCATGAATCATTATTTTTCCATGTGGTTTTGGATATCCTTCTTCTGGGGAAATAGGTTCTTTTGTTTCTTCTGATAATAAAATCATTTTATTTTTTGCGGTAAATGCGAGTAAGGTTTCTAAATTATATTTCATTCTTATAAATAATATAACGGTTTACCTTTATATTATTATTTATATAAATATCTCGGAATGGAGCCTGCATTGGATTGTGATATATATGTAAATTCCTTACTGAAATTAAGCGAATCCTCCTGGAAATTTTACCAAATTTAATCCAATACCTAGCCCCGCGCCGTTTCTTGTGCTTGCACCCATCGAAGGAACGAAGACATCAAGAACAGAGAAAGTAGCAGCAGCCATCAACGCAATAACAACGATTTCTTCGACGTTCAAAGACTTCTTAGGAATAGCATAAGCAGCAATAGCGACCATAATACCTTCAATGATGTATTTAATGGCTCTCTTAATTAACTCGTTGAAATCAAACATTCCGCTCATTCGATTTATATATTATAAACAAACAAAAAAATCTAAATAATGAAAAAGATTTTCCTAAAAAAAAGAATTTCGATTTTCCTAAATAGATAAAAAACAAAAAGAACTTAAATATTTTTATGCATCATAATTAAAATATGCCTAAATC